AGGAATTCTGTATAATCAGTTGTATACAATGGTGATTCCGCTCCGACAGGCGAGGCTCTCTCTGCAACCATCTTAATGCTAGTACTAGTTAAAGAAGTTCCATAGCATTCATCAGCTGCAACTTTATAACGTATTCCTCCTCTCCATCCCGCAAACATGTTTCTTATCCAATGGATTAAAACAGTATTGCAATAATTATAAGGGTCACCCAAACCAGTTGTATCAATGGCTCCGGGTACGTTACCTCTCAAATATGGAAATGCACACGATCTCTCGAAAAATCGGGAGTTCGTGGGTCCAGTCTGTATAACACCATCTCGCAATGGCAACCTCCTGTGTATAGAATATCTCTTAAGTAATGTGCGAAAACTGGGTATAGTCTCGCCCATATAAACTTCATTCAACTTATCCATCGCAACAGTGGGATTTACCATTAAGGACATCTTCTGTTCTGGTGCATTGGGTTCATCAGTATTATCACCATCCTGTGCTTCCATACCACTTTGTGGTTTAAAAACATATCTTTGGTATTTATCATCAGGACCTGCGACCATAAAATCATCACCTGCAGAAATAAAGACATTGACTTCCACATTATTATTGCCAGCTGTCGTATTAGCAGCTGCTAGCTCATTAACTACATACACTCCTAAAACACCATTCTTCTCCAAATTACTCCTGGGAAGAGTAGTTCCTACTATAGGATTGGTTACGAATGGTATAGGATTGTCGGCAGGATCTTCATGAAGCAAGTATGCCAAGGGTTTTCCCATTCCGATTTCAATAGTCACATCTTTCGTCTCACCAATATCGATCACTTGTTGGTAATTGACATTATACTCTTCATAATTCCAAGGTAATAAATTAGGATCGTATACAAACCTGAGTCGACCCCTATGGTATGATGAGGAAACGATTTGAAATCGAAATTTTATAGTACCTGTCCAATAAAGGAAAGGCATTGTAGCAGCAGCACATGCAGGGAAATGCACCGTATTAGTACCAGATTTGGTCCACAATACTGGTGATACATATGATTGAAACAAACATTCACCAGAATTATCTTGTCTAAACCAATTAAACTTGGTTAGGTAAGACTCCCTACAGGCTATATTCCGAACAGCCAAAGGATCTTCTGGTGCAATTGATGCAGTCCTTGGATCAAGTGTTAAAGCTTGTTTTTCATCCAATGATAACTTATTTACTGAATCCGGTACATTTCCAAGGGCCATATTTGTTGTTGCAAATGGTCTAACATTCTCAAGACTACTTGTTGGCGGTCTAGAATATCCTAACAATTTAGCACCTTGAGCTACACCATTGGCTACATAACTAGCGGCTTGAGCATAGGGTCCTATGACTGGCACAGATGCCAAACCCTTACCTATTTTCGCTAAATTACTTGCCGGGCCAGATACAATACCTTCCTTATTTGCCTCATCAATCTCATCTTCTTTACCTGATTGAGGCGTCATCTGCCATGCATTTTCAGCTGTTGGTACTGCCAATGATATAGATTCGCACCACGCCAAAATTGTTACAGTAACAGAGTCACTATTGGTGTTGGCATGCTTCAAAGAATTAATACTACGAATGAAAAGAGTACCAATATCAGCCGTGGTATCTAATGAAGACGTAATGTCAATATAATCTTGATGCCAAAAGAAAGGTAAAATCATTTCACCTCCTGCTGAAGTATTTGGATCTATAAAAACCTTTGGTAATTGAGATGTTTGAGTGAGATCTTGGGGAACAAGAGCTGCATGCGAGGACAAGAAATCATAATTAAATAAAGGATGATAAGCGGCCATGGCTTTCCCATAAAAGAAACCATTACCATTTACCATAACTTTGATATGCAAATCTGCCTTAAGCAAATTGAAATTCGATATCCTATTAGCAACTCTTGGATTAGTGAAATAAGCAAAGAATGGTGAAACTTCGGCTGATAATAAATTGCCCGTACCCCACGATTCTTGGAAAATCTTCACTGGTCGTTTAAAGAACTCAGCAAAAGATGCTTCATCATTATCGTGCAAAGTACGAGTACCATCATCATGGCCTCCCATATCTATGCAATACGGTTCAACAGAATCCTGAAATTGCACATTAGGAGTATTCGAAGTCGTAGTGCATTTAAAAATTTGCTTCTCTATTCCAGACTGAGGAGAAAGTTTTGCATTCTTTTCCAAAATCTGTAATTCATTAATAATTTGCTCAATCTCTTCATTTGAGGGTGTAGTGGGCCTAACAATGCCCATACATGCATCACATTGACAATCAAGTACATCCATACTTGATTGTCGCCCGTGAATAGGCTGGAATATTTTTGACTTACGATTAGAATCGCTTTGACTACCGTTGGTTTCCAAACCACTAGCAGATTTAAAAATTTCAAAACATGAATTACAATTACAAAATCATTTATAAAATCAATGGGGCGATTCAATCCCATTGAAGTTGTTTTGACATGGCGAGCGAAACCTGATTCTAAATAGAATCACTAACTCTACACATTAAGCCTCAGTACAGTTCGTCAAGCCTCCTGGGTAACCATGAATGTGCATCCTTCTTCAACTACGCACCTACCCCCCATGAGGAAACGGGGGTGTTATGTTATAGTACACAACAGAAACTTGATGAGTTTATTGACATCTCAGGTCAGTACTTCTTACTCTATGTTATTAGCAAAGAGTTCATAATTGTCATTATACTTCTCATGCCACAATTTAATGCGATCTGAGTAGGTTATATCCAATTCATGACACATATGGGCTATACCCGCCCGATGAGCTATAGAAGACATTTGTTTCCTTCGATGTTCATACAAAGAACTACCGTGATTGAACCACTCCCTTAGTGCACTATCGATATTCATAGCACATGCCTGCTCTTCGGTTATTTCTGAACCTCTAGGACGCAAATAACAATGGAGTGATTTAAATATGGATTTATCTAACAAAGCTCCAACATATTTCCCAAGTTTCTTATGGTAAACTGATTTCCGCTTAAGAAACTCGAATTCTTCATAGGGCAAAAACTCAAGTAACTCACTACTTTTATTGGGCATAGTATATATCTGACCATATTCATCAAGGAAATGAGCTATGGATTTAATATTAAATTTATCCAATTTTGCTGAAACACTACCTATATTATCATCACCGTACGTCATTAAGGCAACATGTTCCCTAAAATCTAACGTTGGATAGTGTTTAAGAAAACACATCCTAAGATTAAGGGCACCACATATACCATTTATGATAACAGTCAATGAATTACCACTAATATGACCACCTTCAGTAAGACTAATCAAATCACCATTGAATGCAATATATGCATACACAATATCGGATGCCATGGATTCCATTATAATCAAATCCCTCTCCGAGTAATTGCATATCTTGGCGAAGTCTATTAAAATTCTTAAGGCAGCAAATATAGTTTGACTTGGCATTCGCTGGTCGTACTCTTTATAATCACCACCTATGAGTCTGTCGCGCCCAAATTTCACGGTATGTAAATAAAATTCATCCCATTCCGGCCCATGACTATTGATACCCACGGCACACTCAGATTTTAATGGGTTCATTTGTAACACACGCACTATAGGCAAGAAATACTTTCGTATCAGAAAGGTCAGTGTTATACAGTTACCATAAAAAATCCTGCACTTTTCTCCAGATAAAACTTCGTCCTTCTTGCACGCTTTAGCTATGGGATAAGCTCTAAGCCCCTGTGAATACAAATCTTCACACTTCCTAATCTCATCCATAATGAAATCGTCAAATTCTCTATATAAGATATTGTCTAACTTTGTTTCAGACACGTACTTTCTTTTAACCCCCGTCAATGGATACCCAATTGATGTATTAAGTTTAATGGCATCTATAAACTTTTTACCTGCCACGCCACTAATGTTCTCGGCATCCGTCAAAGGTTTTGTGTATTTCCATAACGTGCTCCTAAATATTGGGGTTAATCCTGATTTGTAATCCATGACAGCAGCTTTAAGCAAACTATAAGGAAAAGGACGCCCTGTTTGCGACATAGAAGAAATGCACTTCTGCCACCCAAACCATTCAGGTTTAAATTTGGGTGGATTGTAAATGTTAGGCATTCCACAAACGTCCAGTACATAAGAACTAATCAATGACACTTTGAAATCGCTATGAGAAGTACTTCGTCCAACACAACTACCATGATACACTATTTGAGACCTTTCGGGCATGAAATTTAATGGACTCTTAACATGAAGAGGATCATCAGTAGCCATCTGAACGCCAAACACTTTGTCCGGGAAATCATGATCATCAGAACTCAATAGTACACCTTCACATTGTCTTAAATTCATCAAAGCTTCCTGTACTTGACATTGGAAAAGTGTTCCATGACAACCATGTGGTGTACCGTCTGTACCACCAAGATGTATACCCAAAATACATGACCCTACTGTGTCGGAAACTAGAACAGATCCACACAAACCTCCAAATGTATTATCAGAAAAATTCTTATAAGTACCTCCATCAAAATTACAAATGGTTGTTACATTCGAAGGTTGGGAAATTCCCTTATATTCATATATAATACCCGATTTATCTCTCCAGTGCATAATGAATGGGACTTCTGGCATTCTACTCAATGGTAAACAATGAATTAAATTTTTAAAAGAGCCACCACTAGATACATAACATATTCTCATATCACTCCTAGGCACTTTAAAAGAAGCGTCTCTAGAAAGAGAGACTTTAAATTGTCCCCCACAACTTTCAGGATTCTTCTTTCGAAGTGTACAACTCAAAGTGTCTCCATAAAACTCGAAATAATGGTCTGGCACCAAAATTACATTAGTTTTCAAAAATAATGCATTCATACGTGCGTTACCATCATCTCGATGTATAGTCCCATACACTAAATTCTTGTCAACCACATTAAGCAATTCTCTACTTGTCATTGTTTTCGATTTCTTTGAAAATGGTAACTTACGTTTAACAACACTTGTCCACACATTCTCCTCTCTATCACGAGTGTCAACGTCTAATTGGGTTTTTGGCTCCAATGATCCTTGCATATTATACTTGGACCACATACGCCAAAATTTAGCCAATATATATATTGTGGTACAAGAAATAGCTATATTGGTAAACGCATGTGCGGACTTGCTCACTCTTCTTTTCCTCATCAATGTAAAAACATTCCCACCTTGAACAAATTCGTCAACGATAGACTGAGCTATCAATTTATGTAAATTTATCTGGATATTAATACCAAATCCAAGACAAAGCATTAGTGACACATAATGAGGAAACAAAAGAATAAATGCAAACAAATAAATCCAAATCAGACAAGTGGCTTTAAAATACCTATTGACACATTCCTTAGCTCTCCATGTCAATATAAAAGGCCTCAAATAAGAAGTCATATCCATGTGTGGTATGTAATTAACGAAGCGGAATCTATCAAATACATCAACGCATCTATTGTAAACATCTATTGATATATCTCGAGATCTTTCAAAACCTATTTGCGGTTTAAGATGTTTTCTACAATTAATTTGAAGTTGCTTACATCCATCTACACCACACACTTCAATACATGTTTTCCGTGCTGATTTTGCATTAACTAAATTAGCCTGCTGTTTCCTATGTTTATCAAATGCTCCTATAGCCCACTCTATGAATATAGGCATACGCACATCAACTAAATCATAAGTCTTACCAAGGACATCGGTATACTCAATAGGTGTATAACTAGCAATCTCAGTCAACTCATTAGGTCTAACAGCTTGCTCAACTGTCAATAGCCATATGTCGTCGTATGCTGGTGGTTCATAAATACCATCATCATTTGTGTAATATTCCATCACTTTGGCCACATCAATACCGATATTCATATCAGTTTTAGCCCCAGGTACGTAAACCTTCTTCGCAAATTTGGGGTCCACTTTAACAGTGACTCTCAACATTCTTCTTTGTATAGAATAAGGACAATTGGAATAAACGTAAGCATCCATTGTAGGATTATTAGTTGTCGCAGTTACAATCCAAGGTTCAACGA